CTACGGCAGTAATTAGTTACATTAACTTGGGTCTGATTGAATTATATAAACGCTTTACATTAAAAACAGAGGAGATTGTTATCCCTCTTTTTAGTGATACAACTATATATACAATGCCAGATGATTATCAAAGTATTTTAGAGGCTTTAGATGAAAATGGTGACTGGTATTCAATAAATGACGAAGATGATGCTCTAAGTATTCTAACACCTTCTTACAATACACTTCAAATTCCTAATCCTATAGATGGTGCAGCTGTATCTATTATATATACTGCTTTACCTGCTAGGATTACCTCAGTAGATGAAATACTTCCACTACCTTTGAGTTTACTAGATGCATTATATAATTATATTGGATATAGAGGTCATGGGGCAGTTAATGGTGATTTAAAAACTGAAAATAATAGTCACTATATGAGATTTGAAGCCAACTGTAAAAAGGCAAAAGATTTAGGTGTTATTACATCAGATGATGTAGTAAATACAAAATTAACAGACAGAGGATTTATATAATGGCTAAAAGACAAAGTAGTTTTATAGTACCTTCTAGTGAGGTATCAAGAAATTTGGATAACAGTACATACGATAATGTTAAAGTGGTGTCTGACAATATACAAGCAGTTGTAACTACAAGTGAAAATATAGGAGATATACAAACACTAGCTACAGATTTAATAGCCGTAAATACTGTATCAACTAGTATAGCTAATATAAATATTGTAGCCCCTAGTATTACAGATGTAAACACTACTGCTACTTCAATAGCTAGTGTCAATACAGTAGCCACAAATATAGATAATGTAAATGCAACTGGGCCTAATATAGCTAATGTTAATTTAACAGCAGGTAGTATTGCAAGTGTTAATACTACTGCAACTAATATAGCTGATGTAAACATAGTAGCAACTAATATATCAGATGTAACTAACTACGCAGATACATGGTATGGACCTAAAGCTACAGAGCCTACTTCAAGAAATGATGGAAGTCCAATGTTAGTAGGTGACTCATATTTTGATACCACAACAAATTATACTAGAAGATTTGATGGAACAAAATGGAGTGATGCTTTTAGTGGTGATTTCTATACACAACAAGCTACTGATAATCTATTAGCTGCTAAGGCACCACTGCTAAACCCAGTATTTACTGGAACTGTATCTGGTGTAACTAAAGCTATGGTAGGTTTAGAAAGTGTTGATAATACTTCTGATGTTAATAAACCAGTAAGTACAGCTCAGCAAACAGCATTAAATTTAAAAGCACCTATAGTATCCCCAGCCCTAACAGGAACACCTACAGCACCAACAGCCCCAGCAGGAACTAATAACACTCAAATAGCTACAACAGCTTTTGTTAATACAAATAGTATTCCTACAGCTACTATAATTATACAGCCTATTAATAACATTCCGTCTGGATTTTTAGAGTGTAATGGTGCTGCGTTATCAAGAACTGCTTATGCTGACTTATTTGCAGTAATTGGAACAACTTATGGTGCTGGTGATGGAAGCACAACTTTTAGTATACCTGATTTAAGAGGGGAGTTTATAAGAGGGCTTGATAATGGAAGAGGTATTGATTTAAATAGAAATATAGCATCTGCTCAAGGTGATGCTATAAGAAATATGACAGGAACTATTAAAATGTCTAATCCAAATCAAGGGGGTACTGGAGTGTTTAGCAATACAAGTACCGCTGGAGCTGATGCTAATAGTTGGGGTGGTGGAAGTTGTGCTACTGTTATTTTTGATGCAAGTACTGTTGTGCCAACTGCAAATGAAGCAAGACCACGAAATATAGCAATGATGTACTGCATCAAATACTAAGGAGAGACTATGAAAATATATAACTATGATAAACAAACTGGAGAACTTCTTGGTGGGTCAATAGCTAGAGAAAACCCACTAGAACAAGGTAAATATCTTATACCATCTAATTCAACTATAAAAGAGCCTATTGTCCCTGAAGACGGGCATGTAGCTGTATTCAAAGATGATGAATGGACTTCTGTAGAAGATATAAGAGGAACTTGGTACAACATAAGAGAAGAAGTTGAAGTAACTTCACTAGACCATGATATGACTGGATTAACTAAAGAACCAGTTCCATATACAGCAGAAGAACTAGCCCAACAAGCTGAAGACGCTAAGCCTAAGTCTGTAACAATGAGACAAGCTAGATTAGCACTACTACAAAGTGGATTGCTCCAAACTGTGACAGATGCAATAGCTAATGGTACAGATGAAGCTATGAAAATTGAGTGGGAATATGCTACTTCGATTGAAAGAGATTGGACTAGCTTGATAGCTTTAACAGAAGCATTGGGGATGACTTCACAAAAGCTAGATGATTTGTTTTTACTAGCAAGTGCATTGTAGTTGGTAAAATATGAAAACAGAAGAAGAGTTGAACATACTCTATATAAAGTTTGATAGAGACATAGCTAAGAGAGGTAGAGGTATTAGACTTCTACTTTCTTTAGACCAGACACTTAATGTGCTTTGGTTGAATGGTAGTCAATATGAGACAGTTAGTAGTCATATTGGTAGAAAGCAGAAAGCTGGAACATCTACATGGTTACAAGATAAAGTGTGCTGTATGTTGAGTAAGCTTGAGTATAACCACTGTAATAAATCGCTTGGAGAATAGGTATGACAGATGAAATAATGAGAAATTTAGTTTCAAAACATGATGCAACCATTACTTCACTAGTATCAAGTGTTGAGCATTTAGTTAAGTCACAGACGGAAACAAATAAGAGGTTGGAAGAGATAAGTGGATTTCTTTCTAAACAAGTAGTTATTAGTAGTAAACTTGAGAACTTAGACAGAGAGTTAATAGCAAGTTTTAAACGAGTACATAATAGAATTGATGAGATTGATACAGTTCAAAAGAGTGATGGTGGGTGTAGTAGTGTTAGATTACTTACTAAAGATATAATAGCACTTACTAAAGACACTTCTAGGTTAGTTAAGATACTTGAGAAACATGATACTAAACTAGAGGAGATAAATAAACGACAGGATGCCTACCCAAGCACAACTGCAATACGTTGGGGTGTAGGTATAATTGTAGCTTACTCTATTACTTTTGGTACGTATGTTACACAATCTATTTCAGGACTGTCACGTACAGATGCAAGAGTATTAACACTCCTTGAGAGAAATATTAGAGATACTGCTAAGCTTATGGAACACATGAAATTGGAGATACCCAAATGACATTCAAAAACTGGAAGAGTACAACTGCTTTCTTTGTGTTTATAGGCATATATGTTTATGCAATTATGTCTACTAAATCAGAGGGTATTGTGGAAACTGCAGGTTATATTGCACTTTACAGTTCAATATTTATGATGTTTAGAAGTGATTTTACATCAGAGATGATTGCAAAATTAATTGATAACATAAAGATAGGAAAATAATATGTGCTCAGAATGTGGAGAACCTTGTGATAATGGTTTAATATGTGATGAGTGCTTAGAAAGGCTAAGATAATGTTTGCACAGATAAAACTATATAAGAATCTTATTGGTATTGGGGCTATAATCTTAGCCCTAGGTGGTCTGTATTTTTATATTGGTTCATTAAAGACCCAAATAGATAAGTTGGAAATCAAAGTTAGTCAATGGCAAGTTAAATATACTAATGAGCAAAGACAAAGTGATTTACTACGTAATTCGGTTAAGAACCAAAATGATGAAATAGAAAGACTTAGGTTAGATGAGCAAGCAGCTCAGAGTAAGCTTAGTGAGTGGGAAGCTAAACCTCCAGTTATTAAGTATAAAACTATTACAAAAGTTAGAGAAGTTAAATCTAGTGAGTGTCCTGACATCAAGACAGCTTTAGAGGCTGTACGTCAAATAGACTTCGATAACTTATAAGGAGATAATATGAAATCGTTATCATCATGGTTGACAATCATACTACTAGTAGCTATTGCTATTATGTTACCAGGTTGTGCGGCTAAGACTGAAATTAAGTATATTGATGTTCCTTACGAAGTCAAAGTACCTGTAAAATGCAAGGTACAAAAGGCTTCCTGTGATTTCAATAAAGAAACAGATACGGAAGTAATTTCTGCTTTACTAGAATGTATTATAGATATGAAACACAATCAAGCATTGTGCCAATAAAGGATAAACATGGCTGGAAACACCCACAACTATGACATAGAATCTCTAGTAGCTTCAGACCTAGTTACTGATAAAGCAAAAGAAGCCTTAAAGGTACTAGACAGAGAAGGTACAATGGTAAAAGCTGCTAAAGCTTTAGGTATTACAAAGCGTTCATTACAACAACAACTTGCTAGAGCAAACAAAGCTTACATGAAAGAAAAAGTTGATGAGCTAGTCCCCTTTGAACAAAGTCTTCAAGGTACAAGTACATTGTACAAAGTAGATGAAGAAACTGGTAAAAAGGTAGAAGTTTTACAGTGGGTTAAAACAAAGTCTGACAAAGACAGTGAATATGAAATGATAATTAGAGTTACTGCTGACTTAGCTAAACAAGTTGAAGGTATAGCTACTCCCTCCCCAATACCTGAATTAACTAATAAAGATTTATTAGTGGTTTATGTATCTACAGACTTACACTTAGGTCAATACTCTTGGCACGAAGAAACAGGTACTGATGTTAACCTTGATACTGTGTATAACAATACAGTAGGAGCTATGACTGTATTACAAGCAACTACTCCACAATCTACAGAGTGTATAGTATTAGATATAGGAGATACATTACATGCCAGTAATGACGCAGCTAGAACTAAGAGTGGGCATGAGTTAGATACAGACAGTAGACACGCAAAAGTATTTAAAACATTGGTAGATATGAAAATACGTATGATAGACTTAGCATTAGCTAAACATGAAAAGGTAAAATATGTTATACTTGCTGGTAATCATAGTGATTTAGTTCCTAACTATTTAATAGCTATGTTGGCTGCTTATTATAGAAATGAACCAAGGTTCTCAGTTGATGAGTCTTCTGCTATACATAAGTACCATAGACATGGGGAAACACTATTAGGATTTACACACGGACATACTAGTAAAATGGCAAGACTACCTGAAGTTATGGTTTGGGACCGTAAAGAAGATATAAGTGATACTACTTATAGATATTGGCTCACAGGGCATATACATCAGGACAAAGTATTAGATGGTGGTATTGCTAGATGTGAAGCATTTAGAAACAATACGAATAATGATGCCTGGGCTGCAGCAGCAGGTTACAGAGGGCATAAGCAAACTACTGCTATAACTTACCATAAAGAGTTTGGTGAAATAGCAAGAAATATTTGCCCAATAAAAATGATAAAGGAAGAAGATGCAGTCGATAAAATTTAAAATACATGAGTTAGTTCCATTAAAATTATTTAACACAGTACACCCAGATGTATTGTGGAGAATGATTGACCCAAGACTAATTGAAACTATAGATAAACTAAAGGAAGTATTTCCTAATGGTTCAATGACTATAAATAATTATATGTGGGGTGGTGATAGAGGTTGGAGCGGGTTAAGAACTAAAGATAGTAGCTACTACTCACCTACATCACAACATTCTTTAGGTAAAGCAATTGATTGTATATTTAGTGCTTATGATGTTGAAGAAGTTCGTCAATACATTTTAAATAACCCAGATGAGTTCCCTCACATTGGTGGAATTGAGTTAAATGTTTCTTGGTTACATTTAGATGTTAGAGAACGTCAGAATGGTAAAATTAAAACCTTTTACGCATAATATGATATAATGCCAAAATAAATTAAGGACTAAAAATGAATGATGAAAAAGTAGAAGACATATCAATCGAATCTGTATATAAGAACGATGATAGTTCAACAGATGAGTTAACAGATTGGAAGAACCCTCCAACTGTTGACGACCTAAAATCAGACCTGACTTCTGCAGAACCTGCTCATTCTACTCATGTTACTAAAGTTCAAGGTTACTTGCAAAATCTTGATGGTAAGCTCAAGGGTAAACTACCAAAGAATAGAAGCCAAGTACAACCTAAATTGATACGTAAACAAGCAGAGTGGAGATACGCTGCATTGTCTGAACCTTTCTTAGCTAGTAAAGATTTATTTAATGTTGACCCTAGAACTTATGAAGATGGGGAAGGTGCTGAAGATAATGAGATGCTACTTAATTACCAATTTAATACAAAGATAGATAAGACAGCATTTATAGATGAGTACATTCGTACAGCTGTAGATGAAGGTACAGTCGTTGTACAAGTTGGTTGGAAGTATGAAGAAGAAGAACGTATGGTTGATACACCTATTATTGCTACACCTGAACAGGCACAAGCAGTTATGCTTAAAGCAGTACAAGAAGGTCGTATTAGTCAAGAGGACGCAATAGCTAAACTACAGAGTGGTGAGCAAATTAAATTAGAAACTAGAAAAGTTAGAAAGACAGTACCTAAGTATAACCACCCTACTCTAAGAGTTTGTGAGTTTGATGAACTAGTTATAGACCCTACTTGTGAAGGTGATATCTCTAAGGCTCAATTTGTTATATCTCCATTTGAAACTTCTATCTCAGAACTTAAGAGAGATACTAGTTATAAAAATTTAGATAAACTATTAGGTACTGGTGAAAATGTTATTGATGCAGATACAGCAGATGCTAAGTTCCTAGAATTATTTAATGATGAAGAAAATGGTAGCTTTGACTTTAAAGATGCACCAAGAAAGAAATTTACTGCTTACGAATATGTTGGTTACTGGGATATAGATAAGACTGGTATCACTAAACCTATCCGTGCTGTATATGTTGGTTCAACTATGATTAAACTTGAAGAACTACCTTTTCCAGATGGTAAGCTCCCTTTTGTTTTGGTTCAATACTTACCTCGTAGGAAATCGCTGTACGGAGAGCCTGACGGTGCTTTACTTGAAGACAACCAAGCAATACTAGGTGCAGTTACTCGTGGTATGATTGATATTATGGGTAGAAGTGCAAATGGTCAGCAAGGTATGCAAAAAGGTATGCTTGATGCTGCTAACATGAAGAAATTCCAAGATGGTGAAGACTTCTATTATAACCCAGGTTTTGACCCAAGGTCTTCTATTCACATGCAGACTTATCCAGAAATTCCTAGAAGTGCTATGGAAATGGTACAGTTACAGAATATGGAAGCAGAGTCTATGACGGGTGTTAAAGCATTTAGTCAAGGAATTAGTGGTGCTGCATTGGGTTCTACAGCTACAGGAGCTAGAGGAGCATTAGATAGTGCATCTAAACGTGAGTTAGGTATCTTAAGACGTTTATCTAAAGGTATAGAAGAGATTGGACGTAAGATAGTATCTATGAACTCTGTATTCTTATCTGATGAAGAAGTTATTAGAGTAACTAATAAAGAGTTTAGAACTATTAAGAGAGATGACTTAGCAGGTAATTATGACCTTAAACTTTCTATATCTACACCTGAAGCAGATAATCAGAAAGCACAAGAACTTTCATTCATGTTACAAACTACTGCACAGTCTAGTGACCCAGCAGAAGTAAGAATGATTAGAGCAGAGATTGCTAAGTTAAGAAATATGCCAGAGTTAGCTCATGAGATTAAAACATTCCAACCTCAACCTGACCCAGCTCAACAACAAATACAACAGTTAGAGATGATGAAGTTACAATCAGAGATTGATATGAATAAAGCTAAGACACAAGCATACTTAAATGATTTACCAATTAAACAAGGTAAAGCTCAAGTTGAAACAGCTAAAGCTAGAAACATTAATAGCAAGTCTGACCAACAAGATTTAGACTTCCTTAGAAAAGATAAGGGAGTAGACCATCAAGAGCAAATGGGTAAAATGGAGCATACTAGATTAGCAGGATTAGATAGCAAAGCGTTTGATATGATGGCTACACCTGGCAACGGTTTACCAAATTTACCTACCAATGGATTGGCTTTAGCTTAATTTAATAGAAAATTATGCTATACTTCCACAGACCAAAGAGTGAACGTCTGTAAAAAAGCTCTTAAACCCAAATGAAATCTCTCTATACCAAGAGAGGAAACGAAAAGGAAACATTATGACAAATGAGGAACTCGAACTTATCGAAGGCTCAAACGCAGAGGCTCTAGTAGCAGTTAACAAAGGTGAAGCTCTGAAAAGACTTCTTGAAAATCCAGACTATCAACTTATTGTATCAAATGGTTTTATGAAAGACTACCCAAGAGAACTTGGTGAGGCTATCGCTACTAATACTGGTGCTTATGACTCAGATAAATTAGTAGAATTATTAAAAGGTATTAATAGTTTTATCGGATATACATTTCAAGTTGCCCAGAATTCAATGGCAGGTGAACAAACAATTCGTGATAACGAAGAGTATGTTGCTCAACAAACTGCAGAAGACGAGGAGTAAGCTATGACTGATATTAACCTTGACTTAATGTCAGATGAAGAGTTTGATAATCACATGAATTCTCAACCAGATGAGGTTGAAGATATTCAAGAAGACATTAGTACTGAAAATGCTCAGGAAAGTGATAATATGGATAGTATTGAGGACACAGTAGAAGATACTGAACTTGACCCTAACACAGACACAGAAACAGACCTTGACGAAAAAGTAACGGATACTGCAGATAGTGAAGGTGAAGTGCTTGAACCTGCATCTCAAGATTCCAACGGAAATGATGAAGACGAAACTGAAGGCGACACAGAGGGTGATGAACCTGAAACTGCTAAAGATGAAGTAGACTACAAGGCTTTCTATACGAAAGTTACATCAGAGTACAAAGCTAATGGTAAGATAATGCCTGGTATTAAAAGCCCAGATGATTTGGTTACAGCATTGCAAATGGCGAGCAACTATGCTCAGAAGACCGCTGCACTGAAGCCAAGCTTGAAGCGTGTAAAAATGCTTAAAGACGTGACTGATGAAGAACTTAACGAAATGTTAGACTTTAGAGCACGTAATCCAGAGGTAATTAAGAAGGCACTAAAAGATGCCAAGCTGGACCCTTTAGATATAGATGTAGATGAAGAACTTTCGTATGTTCCTACTGACCATTCTATTTCTGATGCTCAAATTGAGTTTGAAGAAGTGATTGGTACAATAGAGAACACACCTGAATTTGAAACGACTTCTAAGGTTGTGTCTGAGCAATGGGATGACGCAAGTAGACAAGCTATGTTTGATAACCCTAAACTTATAGTTGGGCTTAATCAAGAAGTAGCTATGGGTAGATTTGACCAAGTGTCGGCTATGATGGACCAAGCGAGATTACTAGGAAAAGATAACGGACTAAACGATTTAGCTCTTTATCAAGCACTTGTAAATACGTTGGTTAAACAACCAGCTGCACCTGTACAAATGACTCAAGAGTCTGCTGCACAAACTAATGTTCAAACAGAAAACCCTGCTCTCAAAGAAAAGAGAACACAAGCAGGAATACGCCCGAAACCAAAAGCTGATGCAGTGAAAGAATATGACCCAACTAAGTTGAGTGATGAAGAATTCATGAAGCTAATGGAATCTGGTGCTAAATTTATTTAAGGATAAGACATGGGTATAGTTTACGGAGATGGAACAAATAGTTCTGTAGGAAATCAGTTTAATACTTACGAGTATAAAAGAAAAGCAATTATTGACTCAGCACAAGCTGAATATTTTTCACCACTAGGTGATGTTGAAACATTAACAAAGAATTATGGTCAAACTATGAAAAAGTTTCACTACATTCCTTTACTTGATGACAGAAATATCAATGACCAAGGTCTTGATGCTACTGGTGCAACTGTTGCAAATGGGAACCTTTATGGTTCAAGCAAAGACCCTGGTGTTATTGCAGGAAAACTTCCTACACTAACTGAAACTGGTGGTAGAAAAAATAGAGTTGGTTTCAAACGTGTTGAGGTATCTGGTTCTATTTCTCAATATGGTTTCTTCTATGAGTGGTCAAAAGACTCTATGGATTTCGATACTGATAAAGAGTTATATACTCATATCAACAGAGAGTCACTTAGAGGTGCTAGAGAAATATCAGAAGACCTTATTCAACTTGACTTGCTGAATGCAGCTGGTACAGTTAGATACACAGGTGATGCTTCAAGTATTGCTACAGTTGGTTATAATGCAGATGAGTCACTAAACTCTGAAGTTACTTATAATGACTTTGTACAATTAGGTGTTGCACTTGATGACAATAGATGTCCAAAAGACACTAAAGCGATTACAGGTTCAAGAAACACTGATATCGTAAACATCAAAGCGGCTAGATATATGTTCGTTGGTTCAAAACTAATTCCAACACTTATGAGAATGACTGATTACCATGGTAACAAAGCATTCGTACCAGTTGAGAAATACGCTAATGGCGGTTCTGATACTAAGTACATGGGTAACAACACTAATTCATTGAATGGTGAAGTTGGTGCAATCGCTGGTTTCAGAATTGTAGTAGTTCCTGAAATGATGGAGTATGTTGGTGGTGGTGAAGCAGTTGGTGCTGACCTTTCTTACTTAAATGATGGGACTAAATATAATGTTTACCCAATGTTAGTAGTAGGTTCTGGTGCATTTGCATCTATCAAGTTCCAATCAAGTGGTAAGTCAAATGATAAATTCAAAATTATCGTTAGAAAGCCTGGTACATACGCAAATCCAAATGACCCATTTGAGAAAATTGGTTATAGTTCAATTCAATTCTGGCAAGGTACTTTAGTACTACGTTCTGAGTGGATTGCAAAAGTTCTTACAATGGCTAAGGGATAACCCCTAGCTAGTAAGACTTGAGTTGCCGAAAGGTTAAAACAAGATAAGGAGGTATCACCCTCCTTTCCACTAAATAAAAAGGTAAATATTATGAGCGAAGTAACACAAACTGAGAGAGAATCTCTAATGGAAAGAGCTGACCTAATGGGTCTTGAGTATAAAAAGAACATTTCAACTGACAAATTACGTGAGTTAGTAAACGGTGAAATTGACCCTGTTAAAGATGAACCAACTAAAGTAGCTGGTGAAAAGACAGTTGATGAAGTAAGAGCAGATTTCAGAAAAGAGCAAACTGCATTAGTAAGAGTTATTCTTACATGTAATGACCCTCAAATGAAAGATTGGGAAACAACTCCATACTTACATGTAAGTAATGCGATTTTAAGTCTTCCTAGAATTACAGTACCATTTGGTGTTGAATGGCATGTACCTAAGATTTACTTAGACATGATTAAGAACCAAAATTGTACAATCACTGTTAAATCTAAAGATGAACATGGTAGACCAATTACTGTTCCTAAAGAAATTAAAAAATATAATGTTCAGGAATTACCTGCATTAACTCCCTCAGAGCTTGCAGAGCTAAAACAATCTCAGTTAATGAGAGATGGTGTAGCGAGAGCTTAAT